CATAAGGGACAAGAATTAACTTGCCCTTAAATTGCTTCCTATGAGTTATGATTTCCAAAAGTTTCTGATTTTATGAAGTTATGGAAATGTATTTAAAAACTTGTTTTGGATTTTACGAAATTACTTTATTAATAAAATTTTGAGTAAAATAATAGTTGTTTTAACAATTAACTGCGTTTTGAAATTCAGGCAATGTTTTTAAATAATCATAAGCCTGTGTATAAGAATTTTTATTTATATCTATTGTTATATTTTTATAAAGTGTATCAAATTTAGGATTACAAGCTTTTTCGCTATCTCTTGCGGTAGAATCCTTATAACATAAAGAATTAAACGCTATTAAATTTTTATTCTGTGTTATATTTTCTATTCGTATATAACCATTTTCTGTTAAAAATCCGTCCTGTGTTTCAAAATTCATATTTAAAGCCATATTAAACTCCTATGTTGGGTCAACTTTTGCTGTCAATAAACCATCTTTAAATGTTAAACTTCCGTCAGTACCGCCTGATGTTATTTTTGCTAATGCAACAGTTGTGGTTAATCCTGCAGAACCGTCAGAGCTGTTATAAATACCTTTGGTAACAGTCATTATGCCTGTGCTTCTAGCGATTTCATAAGCAGTTTTATAAGAAGTATTTTCATTACATTTAAAAATAAATTTATCGTTTGCGCCGTCGCTTAGTAAATCATAACCGTAATTATCTGCTTCATATATCAGTAAACCATTTTCTTGGCTTACGGCATTTCCCTGTATTTTTAATTTTGCTTTATATCCAGTCAAGTTAAAAGATGCAGCTAGAGCAGTAACCGAACACCAGTAATCATGACCTATGGTAACCGCTCTATTTGGGGAATCTAATTTTAAAAGATTTAATGACGCTGCATAGAATTTCATCTGGTCTGTTGAATTATCGAAAATAATTCTTCCTGCGGCTTTTGTGTCTGAATCGCCAAAATTCATAATACATTGTCCGGCAGTTCCGGCAATCATTGCCGTTTCTGCATATCCTGCCGTATTTGGATTTCCCTGCAAAAGGAAACTTACAGAACTCATTGCGGATGGCAAAGTTCCTGCTGTTCCAACTACTAAATGAAGCGGAGTCTGTGGATTATTTGTGGCGAGTCCTAAGTATCCAGTAGCATTAATTACAGAACGAATTGTAGTATTATATTTCCATTCTTGAATATTTGCAGATTGAGATAGAGGCGCGGTAACTGTACATGTGGTTTTATTGGTATCGCTTCCAGTTATTGTTAAACCTGTTGTATTTACTTGGTCTGTAGATAAACTTTTTGCCGAAAAATCCTGCGTTGAACTTCCTGCAAGTAAAGCTTTGGCGTTTAATAAACTATTTGTTTCACTTTCAGTGTAATATCTTCCGTCATGGTCAGCACTTGATTTATGAGTATTTAAAGCACCTAAAGCAATTGTATCTGTTTCAGGTCGTTTGTTTGACTGTAAAGGCATTATATTTTAATCCGTTCCCTGATAATCATTTTATTGATATATTCTGCATGCTCCCGAAATTCTTCTTTCAAAATTTCTTTAAGCATGTTTTTAAAACAAGGTAATAAATATATTTTTGTGGCTATATATTCTAAAGCGTATTCGAGTTTATAAACTCCATTATCATGCCTACAAACACTTTCAGCCTTTTTAAAAGCTTCAAATATATATTTTTTTACTTTTAATTTTAATAGTTTTTTAATCATGGTCGGTATAACTCCAAAGTGAAATTATGCCCGAGTAATGTATCGATTGTTATTTCTGAAAAATAATCTCTCTCGAATCTGATTTCACCACTTGAGCAGCTGGGTGGAACTGTTAAGGTTTTACCCTTTACTGTTACATCAACGCTTATTGTATCAGAGCCATTATAAAGGCTATATGAAGTGCAACCAGTAGAAGTTGACAGGGGAATAGAAATATTATCCGTATAACTGCTAGATTGAATAATTGCGTATAATTCTTTATGGATTGACATTTATAAGTTCTCAAATTCTGCTTTGTAATAATCTTCTTTTACGGTAACTTGATAAATAGGAAGTATTTTATCAAATTCAACCTGACTTAAAGGTTCTTTTGTTTCAAAAATCTTTATACCAAAAAGTTTATAATCGTTTATTTTGGTGTATTGTATGTTATTCAAAGAACACCTCTTTGTTTTTTCTATTAAAAAGTTCTTTTAACCAAGCAAAAAATCTGAATAAATCAAATATTTGGCAGTATTCCATTGGCTGTGTAGTTTTTAGTTCCACCATTTCTGATTGAATCGCATCTATTAAAGGGCATTTATTATATAAAGGACAAAAAATACAAACGTCATTTGAAAAATTGACATCAATTATATTATTTTCCTCGTCATAATAAGTGTTCATCTTATGCAAATCCTTTAATATTGTTAATTCTGACTACTACAAATTCTTCAATTTCTTTGTTTCTATTTGCAGGATAATCTTTAAGGGCTGTGATGCGCCCAAGACTGTATGTATGTAGGCAGCCTTTAAATCTGTAAAGTTTCATGGTCAAGCTCCAATTCATCTTCTAAAAGAAAACAGTATTTTTGCTCCATGCAATCCCAATACTCTATTTTGTAAGTTGGCAAATATCCGTCAAAAGATTGTGAAACAACCCTGCCTTTATATCCTTCGAGCGGTTTAATTTTGACATAATCACTAATACTATATTTAAATACAATTGTTGTTTTCAAAACTACCTCCTCATGCAAAATAATCCATTTTCTTTCCTTCAACCGGCAAGACTTTTGCTTTATAATTCTTCGGTGATTGCCTTCTGTCTGGCATCCAGTTCCATTCTATTGGCGGTACTGGATATAATTGAATTTTCATTATAAATAAATATCCTGTTTGTTTTTATGTTTCGCTAATCTTGCTTTTAAGTTAAAACATTTCTTTAAAAAACTGTACGCATCTTCTGCAATCATTGAAGTTATTGAATAATGCCACTCTGCAAGCCAACAAAGGACGATTAAAAAGTTATACCTCATTAATCAATCAACTCCTTAAAATCAGTCCACGCATTACCTATACAAAGCAAAACTAAGTACCCCATAAGGTCGACAACATCATTCTTGCGGAGTTCTTGACTGTTTTTAATTCTGCTTAATTTATCGTCAATTCTTACGCCGATGCCTAAAGGTTTTGTTTTTCCTGTGAAAATTTCCATAGGTTCAAGGGCTGAATTGCCATAGCGTTTGTTTTTCTCTGACAGAAATAAGTCGAGGGAGTTAAAAACTTGACTAAATTTTGATTTATTTTCGTATTCATATTCATAAATTTTTCCTGCTTCGGGATGTTGCAATTCTTCATCACATACAGGACAGAATTTACCAATCTCTGTTTCATGAATCATATAGCCATTCATTATTTTTTTACAGTTTTTGCAGTACATTTTAAACTCCTCCTCTTAAACTTTTTAGCACTTCCGCTGCTGTTTCGATATTCTCAAAAGTCAGCATTTCTCTTTTATCTGGCATTAAAATAATTACTGGCATTTTTGGTATTGCATCAGGAAATCCGCACTCATCAGCAAAAGCATCATCTGTTTTGTATGCTCCGCAATTCATAGCGACTCTTACTTGTTCATGTTTTACAAAATGTTCTATGCCAAATGTGTGAGTATGAGCAGTTATACAGAAATCATAAGCGGTTAAATCCCTGTAAATATTCTTAGCACCCTGCATGGGGTTTATTCTTGATGAGCCTATAGGTTTATGTCTGAAAACTCCTGTATAATCCAAGTCATTGAATTTAACAGTAACTTTTCCATATTTCTTATTAGAGGAGTAACAAACATTTGCCCTTTTTGCTATGCTTGCGAACTCGTCAACATCACAGGCTTTAGAACTCCATAGTTCGTGATTCCCTTGATTAATCTGTATCAAAGTTTTTGAAAGTGCCTGAATGACTAACTCGCATAAAACCCATTGAAATTTTGGGCGAACATCTCCCCACCCTGCATTTATAAGTTTGCCAAATATGAAATTATTAAGCCAATCACCGATACATACAGAGTACATGCCATCTGTTGATGTGATAATATCTAAATCTTTTAAAAGTTTCTCATATTGAACGCCTGTAGCCCCTAAATGCAAATCTGCAAGCGGTACAATTGCAATAGGTTTATTGTCTTTAATCTCAAAAGTAAAAGCGTCCTGTTTTTCAGGAAGATGCTTTTTAAATTCATCATTTAAATCGGTTATTTTATTTGATAAAGTTTTTAAATCTTTTATGGCGTTTTTCTGCCTGAATTTCTCAATATCTTTTAAATGTTCCTCACTTGGAACGCCTATAAGTTCATCGTTTTCCATCAATCCCCCTCAATACTTCTAAGTAATTTGGTAATCTTCCATATTTTTCATAAAAATCATTAATAAACTTCATTTTTAAAAGTTCTTTATCGTTACAGCTAGAAAATAAAATGCTCAAAATATATCCTCATTAAATTAACTAAAAAAACAGAAAACCCCTCGTAATCACACAGAATAAACTGTATTTTCTGAAAGGGTATTTCTGATTAAGAGAGGAGGAGTTATCTTTGAATAGTCGGATTCGGGCGGGATTTAAACCCGCAATCGATACTTTATCAGTGTACCGTTTTGATTTAAACTACCGCCGACAGGCTCAAAGATTAAAGCCAAATTACAAGTCAGTAATATTCTAAATTAATGTCCCGTTACTGGCGGAGACAAAAGCAAAAACCGCCCTATACCCTAATTCTGGAATAATCCAGAGAATCAAACAGATATAGTGACGATTTCGATACTCCTTGTACACTTGGTACACGAGCTAAATAAACACTAGCGAGCCTTTTTCAAGACCGCTAGCTTCGTAAGTAAACGACACAATACGGTAACTGTGGCTTTGCGTTGATGTGGCAATAACCGCTTATAAATAAAACCAGTAGTTATCAGGTAACAGGATGCACCCTGCTGCCATAATCCGATTCGTCGGATTAGCCGTATTAATATGTGTTTGGAGCTTGTGCGCATTCCATACAATCTTCTAATGCAAAATTGTAAGCTTCAAATTCTTTTTGCAATCTTTGTCTTAATGGATAATAGGTAGGAGCAGAAAGAGTATTTGTTTTTACGGGTTGACATTCTTCTTCTAACCTATTTCTAATCTCGCATAATTTCTGTCTGTAATTATCTAAATCAAATTGTTTTTGATTAATAATTTCAATTTCTTTTTCTATTTGTTCAATACTTTTCATATTTTCTCCTCCATTTTGTAATACATAGGTTATAATTTTGCTGTTAAATTGTAATAGATAGGTTATTTTAATTTTAAAATCTTACTTGTTAAATTTTTACAAAATGTTCTTTTAAACATTCTTTATGATAATATTTCTTTTTACCTTCAAAGACCAAATCTGTTAAATCTTTTTCAGCTATTGGTTTTTTACATAAAATACATTCATAAGATATTTTTAATTCAGGTAAATCAATCCTGTCGTTTCTGTAAGCATTTTCTTGTCTACATCCATCCATAGTTGCAGAAAAAGCCTTTGTTTTAAGGTATTCTCCAACTCTCCAATTAGGGTTATTTGTTCCATCAGGGAATTTCAGAACTTCCTCTTTATGTATTTCAGGCTCTAAATTATTGTAAATCTTTTCCGCTGCCTTGCCTCTCTTAATTACAGGACTTAAAACTTTTCCTTTTGAGCTGATTCTCCATAATTCAATATTTAATTTATTGCATTTCGGGCAGTTTTCCATAAATAAATATTTTGAAATATATTTTTCATCTTTTAATCTGAAAGTTTTTGGTATAAACTTTTTATTACAGCACTCCAACTCTTTTTCCTCCAAAAAAATACCCCTTAAAGGGCATAAAATCTCCTCCTTTTTTACCGTCAGTTACTTTCAGCGAGGAAAGACTCTAGGTAAAGATTTAAGCTGAAAGGCGGAATAAAACCGCCCATTTCTTTAAACTATTTCAACTTATGTATTTATTATAACCTGTGGTTTGTCTACTGTGTTATCTTTTGGACTATCCGAAAGGATAAAATTAGTTAGTTCGGTTCTGTTTTCTGCGCCATATCTTGCAAGTAGCAATCTTACATAACCTTTAACACTTGCAACACTCATAAACAATGTGCTTGCTATTTCTTTATTTGGCTTGCCTTTTACTATAAGATTTAAAACCTCTTTTTCTTTTTGCTGTGCCATTATTCCCCCTTAATACATTCAGTTCCGAAGTCGTCATATACGCCTGATTCTTTCCATGCTTAATCGCTCGTTTTTTTCTTCCAAAAAGCGTTTAAATTCTTCTTCTTGATGTTTTATTAAGGCTTCGTGGTTTTTTCTTATAGCTCTAAATGCTGCACCTGCTTGCATTCCTGCATATATACATTCAGGCGGTACAAATTCGGTATACTTGTACATTATTTAAAACTCCTTAACTTTAAAACTAATCTATCATAAGCGTTTACCTTTGCTTCGTTGCGTTCTTCAAGCGATACAATGCTTTTAATGTGTTGGTTGCTTATTTGTACATCCATTTTTAATAACTGGATTTGTGATTTATTCATAATTAAGCCACCTCCGTTTTTTCTTTTTCTTCTAACTCTTTTAAGCAGTAATCAAGCATATTGAAAGCATCTGCTTCGTCCTCTCCCATAGGTTTATTCATTTTTTTAGAGGCAATTTTTACAGATAATTCTTTGCCGTTAGCTCTATCTGTGTGGATTCCGCATTGTGATTGCCAACTTGACGGAATAATATTTCTGAACTCAACACCTTTCTTTTTAACAATATCTCTGACGAATGTAATCAAGCCACCAAGAGCATAATTATGATTTTTGTTCTTGGGTTCTTCATAAAAAACAATTTCCACTCCATAACAATCAATCAAAGTTTCAATATAGTTTGTCATTTTCCCAATTCGTTCAGAAGAAGTATCACCAAATACAGTTTTTTCTTCTGTGTAAATTGGTATATTTGGTCTATATAAAGCTATGCCTGTTGTATAAGTTGCACCATCAACCGCTAAAATAACTTTGTCCTTTAAATTTTTGAATCTTCCATAACTTACAGGTGCTTCATATACTCCCTTTTGCTTCTTAGGTGTTGTTGTAATCCTGAATGTACCGTTAATTAATGATTTATGGCTTATAAGTTCATCAAGCTCTATTATTGGTTTATAATAATGCTTGTTGTCAACAAGCACATGTTCAACAGCTCTAACTTTTTGCCCTTTCTTATTAGTAAATACTTTGTTTACAGGTTCAATATAATCAATCCTTTTAGCCATTCTCAAACTCCCTCATATCCAGTAACCGCTATTTTATTCATTTGTTATCTACTCCCCTTTTGACAACAACAGCAACATTTGCAATATTTTTGATAAATATTCCCTACTACTTGCCATCCTTCCATGTTATTACTACCGCCATCCTTAAAATTGGCTATTAATCCTTTGTAGTCATACAAATACAAATAATATAAATTTTTAATAATTCTTGTGTAGCCGCCATCAGGAAATAAAACTATATCACCTGTTTTAAACCCATCTGCTTGCAGCATGATTTCGCTTTCTCTTCTGTTATAGCAATTAAAACAACAATCATTTATACTCATAACTTTCCTCTCAAATTCCTCACAGCCGCAGCAAGGCGAGGGATTCACCCTCTTACCATCAATATATCTATTGACTGACCTTGCCGAACCATGATATTAATTAACTAACAATAAATTTCTGCTCCCGATTGGGGGCTTTTTATTTTTCAAACTTTTCTTTTAGTCTTAAATACTCTGTGTATTCAGGGTCTTTCTCTGATTTCTTTTGTTTTTTGGCAGCTTCTTTTTCCTTTATACAAACAGGACAGAACTTTTCAATAATGTCATATCCGCAGTAATCGCCATCTGGATTAATATGTTTTTCGTCGTCTATAGATTCGTTATGATGTTTCTCAAAACACTCATAGCAGACATAATGCCCTGCTTTTCCACACCACCAACAAAAGTAGCCCATAAGTTCAGGTGGGGCATTGTGGTAAGCATGGAAGCCAAATACACACTTTAATCGCCCGTATAATTCATTTATTTTTTGCTTTAATTTATCCATTTGTTTTTATAACCTCATTGAATATTGAGCGTAAACGAACGTAAATATTTGCTTGTTGTGTTTGTACCTGATGATTGTTTTAAGTGGATAGAAATTGATTACAGCCACTAGAGGATTGATTTAATATTAATCATCTAATAGTTTATTTACTGCTTTATAAAGTTTTGGCACTTTAAATAAAAAAGCAAGAGTTTTTGCACGCTGATTTATTGATTCTTTTAACAGCATTTCTTTAAGGTGTTTTGGGTTTTCTGCCAAGCTTTTAGCAAAAAATTCAAGTATTTCAAGTTCTTTAGGGCTAAAATATCTTATATCAATTGCCATTCTTTCCTCCATTTCTTTATTGTGCCGAATTATTCAGCATCTTTTAATACCTCTTTACTTTTATATACTCTAATTATAGCATACATTTTCATTCTGTGAGTTTTTAAGCGTGGGGATTCTGGGGGATTGTAAATATTAATTGTCATAATAAAAAAAGGGTGTTTTAAATAATATGATAAGATTAGATTTTTGTAATAACTCCGACACTATAAAAGAGCGTTTAACATAGTAATAGATAGTTTCTGGGAATGTTTTTATAATGATATATGGTATAGCAAGGGTTTTGAGGTTTTGTTCTTAAATTATAATATAGGTTTGATAGAAATACACACTATAGAGCGGGCATTATTAATGGGATTAGCCCGATACTTGAAAGAACTAATTATTCTTTTTAGTTTCGTAAAAGAAAAGAAAAACCCTATCGGTTTTCTTTTTACTTAAATATTTAATATATTTAATATATTTAGGGATTTTTCTTTTAAAAAAACAATCATCAAAACAGTTATTATAATTAATTCTATGGCATGTATGACATATTAAAATGCAACTTATTACTATAGACAATGCAACTTATTACTATAGACAATGCAACTTATTACTATAGACGTTTTATTTTTCTTTTTTCACGTCTATAGTTTTTATGGTGCTATAGCCTGAATAAAACTTTTCTTTGTTGAGTTTAAATATGAATTTATCGCCTTTATAATCATTTAATTGGGTGTATTCTGTTATATAATCTAACTCTATCGCTTTTTCAATATCGTTTTTAATATATTCTATAGCCCTTTTAGTCTGTCGAGTTTTTCTGTAATTATCTAATTTTAATTTATCTATGAGCGTTTCTATATAAAAACAGGCTGTAAAATCTTTGTGTTTAGCTTCCAAGTGTAAGATTGTGAGGAAATTTAATAAGTGCTTACTAACGTTTTTGCCGTATTTATTCCTTACTTCTCTAGTCATATTGGCTGGCAACATTACAAAACTACTGGCTACAAATATTTCACTAGGTTTTATAAGAAGGTGTGTAATCTTTTCTTTGTTTTAATTTTTGGCAGAATTCAATCATTTTTTTACTTGTTGTATTATCAAAAACAACCAAGATGTCTTTTTCTCTGTTGTATGGGTCTTTGTATCTTACAGCCAGTCTATTATCAGAATTATAAGAAATTTGTACATCGTAGCCTGACTGATTAACGGTTTCTGTATCTGAATGTATTGTTCTTTTCATTATTTGCATTATTCTTGCTCCTCTTTTTGTTCGTTAAGTACCCATTCAAGGGCATCTATCTGTCCTGATTCTGCTCGTCTTATTTTATAATTTGAAGATAAATTTATCTTTAGCTCATAGAGTTTAGCTTTTATTTCTTCTTCACTTCTCATGGTGTGTGTTCTCCTGTTAATCTGGATACTTAATATGACAATCACATTTAAGAATGAAAGCATATTTTTTAGTAAATTTATTGTAGATTCTTTTATGTTCTTCACCGCAACAACTACAAGTCTTAGTCGGTAAAAATTCAGCATGTATATCTGTATGTAAAATGTCTGAATATAGTTCATCAATCACCGTCCTGCCCCTCCAAAGCTAAGTTAACACCTTTAAGATACATACAGCCCAAATCTTTTAATTCTTTTTTCATAATATTGTTTTCAGTCTGCAATCTATCACGCTCGCCTGTTATGGCTTGGAGCTGTTTTACTGCATTATTCAGTTCTCTTTTGGGACAATAACATCCGTAACCATTGCAGGGTGTTAGCCCATCAAAACTGCAAACGTTGACACATAAATATTCACATTTATCCATTTTATTCCTTAATCTCCTTTTCTTTGAGGGTTTGTAAAAACTGTTTAGCAACTGAATAATTATGACAAAGCTAATAATAAATGCCCTAATTGGGAAAAACAAATAATATCTGATTGGAACTACTGTGATAAACATGAATTTTTTACTTCAACAAAGAGCCAAGCCTAACCGCAAGGCTCTTTTTTATGCGCTATATCTCCGCCTTTTATTCATTGCAAGCTTTTCCGACAGCTCTAATATCTGCTTTCTTACATCATCAGGAGGGGCAACGCCACCAGTAGGAGGCACAAACTTTTTTATTTCTTGGCTTTTAGCCTCTCTAATTTCAATTAGCAGATTATAAAAATAAGCCGGTGCGGGCGGTGTATGATATTGATAAGTTCTATTTGTAGCCTTTTTAAGGGCTTCATAATCTACTTCGGTAGAGAAAACATCCTTGTAATCATCTTTTATGGTTTCAAAGTGTTCTTTATCAGCCCAATGCTTTTTAAAGCGAAGATAGAGCCATTTAAAAAAATCATCTCTGTTCATTAGCAAGCACCGCATTTCCACAAGTAATCCTGCTTGAATCTTCTTCTATCGAAGGAACAAAAACCAATACATCAAAGCCTTTTGATTTTAATTCTTGTTCTATTTTTCTATAAGGCGAGTAGTCAAAATAACCGTTTGTTGTCTGTATGTCATTAATTAAACAACTTTTAGTTATATGTATAGGAGTTATTTTCACCATAAATTTATCAGGATTAAATAAATCCCTTAATTTTTCTGCATTAACCTCGAAATTATCAGCTAATGCGAAGTTAAGAGCATATTTTCTACCTTTTGGCATATCGATACATTTTGAAATTATAGATATTTCTTCTAAAGTTAATGAATTTCCAGAAAACATTTCGTTTCTTTGTTCATCATTAGTAGAATTAATACTAAATTGAAGCCCTGCATCTCCTCTAAAATCATAGTTTTTTATTTCTACCCAATTATTTAAAAATTCTATTAAATTTTTATTATTTTTAGGCAACATTGTCGATATAACAGGATGAATGAGGCTTCTTCCAATATAAGGACGGATAATTTTTTTTAAATTATCTCTTGTAAAATCAATAATATTATTATTAAAAGAGGGTTCTCCCATCCTTGCATAATGAACATTAAGTCTTTTAGTTGCTTCAATTTCTGGATGTAGTTTTAATGCTTCAATTATTTGTTTTTCCAAATCGTTAATAGTTGCGTTTATGCCTTTCCCAACTTTAGGAACATCACAAAACTTACAGTCCATTGAGCAGCCATATTGTGTTGAAATCGTTATCACCCATTTTTCAGATAATGGCAATAATTCGCCATGCGGCACTTGGTTTATTTCCTGTGTATGCCCTAAAAAATCAGCTTTAATATTTTTATTTTTTCCATAATCCTGTAAGGAAACAAATTCAAGTTTATTTTTTTCGCCTTGAATTATACAAATATTTCCCGTTGGTACTTTTATATTTTTAATCATAATTTTTCCTCCAATCAACTAAAATCTATTTCATTAACATCAATTTTATTGCTTTTAAATCTATGAGGGTTCGACTTCTCATAATCAAAAAGCTGTTGCATTCTGGCATAATGTCCAGTAATGCATAAATCTTTTTCTTTGCCTGTTTCAATCCTGCGTTCAAGCAGTTTAATTAATTCCTGTGCTTTTTTCTTCCCGATAGCCTGATAACATTCAAGTTTGTTCAAATCTTCTTTTGTAAGGTAGACCCTCGAATGCTCTCCGTAAATTTGATAATTTTCTAAAGGATCTTTTTCTGTGTGTGTGTGTAATATATCATTATCAATATCAGGTTCACTATCAATATCATTCTCATTATCACTATCAGCTAAGTTTGCTAACGTTTGCTTACTTTTGCTAGATTTGCTAGCTTTTGCTAGACCTCCAAGCTTCCCTGCTTCGCTTCTTCTCTGGCAGGTTTCAACCCATTTATCTTTATTTCTATCAATGGATTGTTTTATCGGAATAAAAATAAAATCTAACAATTGTTCCATTTTTGGAGTTTCACCGGTTCGATTATATTCAAAGATTGCTTTGTAAATCTTACCCGCCTGCTCGTCCGATAATCTGTTTATGACTTCTTCCTGTTCCTGATAAAGAACAAAACTTTTCTTTTCTTTCGCCATTTCTCACTACCCTTATAGACTTAAACTCAACTGTTTTTTAACTATCGGTATAACCACAGTATTTTCTGTTTTTAAAATTTCTTCCGGCATTTTGCATTTTAATCCTGGGGTTTCAAAACCTTTAGAAAAATAATGCAGATAATTATCACACTTTGAACAATCCGCATTTGATTTTTTGCAGTGCATATAAGATATATTCATCCTCTCAAATCCTCATTAATAACATTTTTAAATCATCAAGTCGCTGCATGGCTTCACCGGTTATCTCTTACTTTTTTAAAGTGTTCTCTGTAATCTTTAATCATTTACACCACCAAACGCGGTTTTAATTTTTTAAATTCTTGATAAAAAGTATTGATATTGTTTTCAGGCAAGCATGAAACATTTTGCTTTCTGCCTGTAGCACTTATGTGTTTTATTGTTTTAAATAATTTAAACATTTCTGGTCTGCCACTAGCTGTGTCAATGGTGGATTTGGAAACACCCAAAATCTGTGCTACTTCTAACTTTGTTAAATAATTCATTACACCACCTCATCAGGATAAACATTGTATGAACTCGTTAAGACAGTAACCTTTTTACCAAGCTTATTAGCAAGTTTTTGCGCTTCGTGCAAAGCTTTTTCTTGCCCTGTTAGCCTACCAATACAGCTATTATCAGGGTCTTTTTCATAATGCTTCAATGGGTCTAAATGTTTATAATGGCAATCCTTCGGGCTTTTGCTTACAATACAAATACTATATTTCCTTTTATCAGGTTTAATCATCGTTTTAATCCTCTCTCTTTTTAATATAGTTAAAGACTCTTTCTTTTAAAGTTTTAAACATCGGCAGGTCTTTATAATTACGATTCCAATTCCCGTTTAAATCCTGTGTGTAAAATCTAAAGCGTTTAGTAAATTCGTTATATTTAACTTTAAAACAGGAATCTTGAATAATAATCATCATTTCCTCCTAACTACACAACATTTTGCTTACTTCAAACAGGATATAAACCCACATAGCCACCAACGCAACCGCCCTGATTGCGTTCCCTATAGGGCTTTCCTTTTCTTTGTAGCCCTGCAAAACTCTCATAATGGGTTTCGGGCTTTCTGCATATTTTAAATTCATTCCTCAAATTCCTCTCACTAGAAGGGGTGGGCAGTTAAGCCCTTGCCCCTACAAAACTAAGCATATTTATTAACTCATCAATTTGAGCATACCAAGCAGCATCCCTAGCAGCATCCCTAGCAGCATACCAAGCAGCATACCAAGCAGCATACCAAGCAGCATCCCAAGCAGCATCCCAAGCAGCATACCAAGCAGCATACCAAGCAGCATCCCTAGCAGCATCCCTAGCAGCAGCCAGTTCTTCGCTCGTCGCCAATCCGTTAGCGAATCTTTCAGAAACATCGATAGCGTTTATACTTCGGGGGTCTGGATTTTCAACAAGTTTCAATGCTTCTCTGGCACACCGACAAGCAAATAATCTTAGTTCTTTATCTGTGAAAAATTCATTTCTTAACACCACCCACTGAATATCTTCTTTTTGTTTAACTTTATGCCTGTATTCCTGAATAAAATCAATTAATTCTGCTTCGTAATTTTCAGGCATCCCTATTCCTTTAGGGTCGTAGCATGGATTAAAACTTTTAATTTGCGTATAACTAATTTTCATTTTTCCTTTTCTCCTTCTCTTTTAAAAAAATAAGCGGGCTTTTACACCAGCCTTTAGATGTGTTAGCTTATAAAATTTCGTTGACAAATAATTCAGGGATAAATTCTTTAATTGTTAAATTCCCTGTTAATATTATGTCTTGTCCTTCAATTAACTCTATTTCTTTGAAGGTAATGCATTTTATTGTTTGACCTTCTTTAAAAGTTAATTTAAATGTTATTATTGGCTTATTTTCTGCGGTAAATCTTTTTTCTACTTGGTTCACTATTCCGCTGAAAGTTCCAGTTGCAGAAGATAAAGCAACTTTGTTAGCTTTTAAAGTCCAGTAAGTTTTTTCTTGATATTCCCTTGATTCAAGATAACCAACAACATTAACTGCTTTACCTTTTTTAACGTATTCGCCTGCAAATTCTGCTTGTTTGTCCCATACTTCGACTTTAAACCAGTTAGTTGTTTTTTCGCCTTTCTCAAAGCCATTTACTGCTATTGAAAAAGTTGTTTTAACTTTGCCTGATTCAAAATACTGCATTTCTGCGTCTTGTCCGACTGTTCCAGTTATTGATACCTGATTCATTTTTCCTCCTAAACTGCACTAAAATTAAATTCTAAAAACTTTCTACTGGCTAAATAGTCGCAAAGATGAACAAAGTTTTGAGTTTCATCAACTGGTGTCGGTAATTTTACAATTCCAGTTTTATAATCTTTGTTCCATTGCCCCATGTGTGTTTCTATTAGCAGGGTTACATATTCAGCTATTTTCTGATTGCTTGCTTTTTCTTTTATAAGCCTTGAAACAATCAAAGGGTGTTCTGTTACTGTGTAGTGGCTATTTTCTAAACCATTTTTACAGCCGTCATGCAAGATTAAAGCTGATAAAATATGGTCGGCTTTTTCCTGCAATCCTTTATACAAATCGTTTCTGTATAAAAGGTCATAAGCGATATAAACCGCTGCCTTTGTGTGCTGAACTAGCCACCTTTACAAACTGCATAAGCAGGGTGATATTTTCCTGTAGAACTTGCAGGAATTTCAAAAAAGTATTCCGGCAATTCTTTTAAAATGGATTCTGTAAAATCTCTAATATCTTGATTTTTTATTAGAGAAAGTTCTTTTGTAAACATTACGCTGCTTCCTTCTTTAACTCTGTAATACGTTTTTTAATGGCTGTCCATTGGCTCACAGGAACATCTTTAAAAGATTCAATATTAAATTCCTGTTTTACTTGTTTTTCTAATTCTGGCAAGTCTTTAAGCTCAATTTTTAAGTTAGCAACTTGCCCCGCCTGTATTTTTTCCTCCTCCTTATTACCAGTAACCACTTTTAAAGGTTCTTTTGTTTCTGGCTGAATAATTTCACCGTCATTCAACCAATTAACAATATTTTTTCCGACAACTTCGTTTATAGTGAAATAACCTTTATTTAGATATATCTCTGTTTCGTCTTTTTCTGCTTCTGTATTGTGCTGTCTGTCTACGATATTAAAGATAAAATCCATAAAATAAGGCAAATCATTTTGTTGTTGAGTTCCTAAGCCTTTTAGTGTTGGTGTTTGTACTGTTTTCCCAAATTTATTAACTGTTTCCTCAAGTACATATTCCATTTTTGACCTTGCAGTACAAATAATATGTATTTTGCTGTTTAAAATTTCATCTATAAATTTTTGATGAAGGGGTTTTATTACTCCCCAATTTGCAAATGAATTACCTGTCATTTTTGAGTGTCTATCTTTCAATTCTTCCCATTCAGGGGTTATGCTGTCGAGAATCAAAACGTCGTAACCTTCTTTTTCAGCTAGTTTTATCACTTCGATGTAGTCAAGATAACTAACAGGCTTACCCATTTCGTTATTATCCCAAGTAACAACATCAAAGTTGAATTTACCTGACTTAAGGCTTGCCCTGCCTGATTCGGTGTCGAAAACTAAAATTTTTGCGTTTTCTTTCATTCCGTTTGCCAGTAATAGACTTGAATAAGTTTTTCCTGATGCTGTTTGACCACTAATCAACAGTCTTAGAGGTTTTTGAGCCTTTGTTGCTTTTCTAATATGTAGTGCCATTGTGTTTTTCTCCTATTTTTTAACTTCTACTTTTTAAGTTTATAGAGATAGAAACTTAAAAATAAAAAGGCGGGTTTCCCCGCTCTGGGTTAGTACGTTATTCACTCTTACTCTGACATTGTTTTGCATTCAATTGCACTACCGCTTGCATAACTTTCAAAACGCTATCTTTTACTACAAGCATGATTCCTGAAAGTATTTTTAATTCTTTAGAATCAAGCTCTTCGAGTATTTCATCAGATAATAAATACATCTTGTTTAACTTTTCAATCATTATTTTCCTCGCATCCTATCGATTGCTTCATTTACAAGGTCGTGATATTCTTCTAAAGTTATATCGGCAGGATAATAACCTCGGTCTATACCCTTTTGCATCTCTGCTCTGTCCATTTCTTCATATTGATATGCCATTTTTTATACCTCGTAGCCTACAATGTCGTAATCATCTTCTGAAATCCAACCGTAAATCGGTTTAGGTTCGTAATCGTCGGGATTCCAGTCGGTTAAAACATCTTCAAGTTTTTCAACTTGCTTTGTTTGCTCGGTTAAGACTAACGAAAGATTATTAAATAGTGCTGTTTTTGGTATAAACATTTAACTCACCGCCTTTAGTTTTCTGTTCTCGAAATATTCAAGAGCATTGTCGTTATCAAGTATTTCAACGCTTGGGCTGTAGGTTTCTGCAAAGCTATCTCTTTTTGAATCTGCTTCTTTTTCCTGAACTTCCATTCTGGCAAGTTCGTTAACGGGCTTAAATCCTTCCTCGTAGGTAAACGAGTATCTTGGGAATTGGTCAGCCATAATGTTTCTCCTATCCGTTAAGTAATACCGTTATTAATAAAATTGCTATGATTTTGAGTATTTTCATTAAAAAATTTCTCCGTTGTTACCTTTGCTATATAACCCTTTGAAACCCTTTTAAATGAAGCGAAACCCCATTGTTTTAATCTCTTGATTGCGTATTTATAATCGTCAGGGTTTTTACAGTTTGCCGATTGATGACCGTTTAGGAAACATTCGCCTATTTCTAAGTCGGGTATTGAAAAGTCATCTTCTCTTTTAGCCTTTAACCCGATTGTCATTAGTAAAATAAAAGCTGAACGGTCTTTCATAAGTTCTAAAGTTGGTATTCTGTTTACTTTCATTGTTTAAATCCTCTCTCTTAGCTGATAAATTTTTGGCTTAACCCACTATCTCTAATGAGTTAAATAAAAATTTCTCTCTCACTTATTCAAATTTTCAAGGTGCAGGCACTCGAATTTTCGCAGTCGTGCAGTCTGCTTTTTTAAGATTTGTAAATTGTTTTGCCTTAAACTGTCAATTAGTTGTTGTTAGTGTTTTTAACTTATCAAGAAGCCAAAACTTTAAAGGTTCACTTTCGGCTTTGCTTCCAAACCATTCACAAATAAACTGCTTGGTGCATCCGTATTCTTCGGCTATTTTATTATTTTTGTAGCCCAAGCTCCAAAGTTTGTATTTTAAGTCTGTTCGTGTCATGGTTTAACCTATTCAATTTAATTTATTCAACTTAAGAATAGATTATCACTTTCGAATTAGAAAGTCAATACTTTTTCGAAAGATTTATTTTATATTTATTTACAAATCGTCAATAGTCAACCAAGGAGTACATCTTATGAAAAAATTATTTATTTTATCAATTTTACTTATTTCAAATCAAGCTATGGCTCAACAGTATGTTAATGGTCATTATAACCAGAATACAGGCAGCTACACGCAGGGTTATTATCGTTCTACGCCTAATTATACATCTACAGATAATTATTCCACCCAAGGAAATACAAACCCATATACAGGTAGTCAGGGAAGTGTAAACGTATATACTCCTAGGTATAATTATGGATACAATCAAGGTAATCAAGCTTTAAATACCTTAAGAAGCACTCAATATTAAACGAAAGGAAAAATAAAAAATGGAAAAAAGAGAAGTACGGGACATTGTTAAATCTTATTTAAACAAGAAAAAAGAAAACCCTGATGTCAAATTAGTGTTTCATACAAAAATTGAAGACATAACAGGGGATTTTGTTGATTCCTTAAGTAAAATAAAAGATTTAATTAGAATAGTTGATGAATCAGGCAATGAATATTTTATTACTTTGGAAAACATCAACTTGGTTAAAATTATTAATTGTAATGGGTGATGTTTATGATATTAGAATCATCATCAGCTTCAAGCTGAATAGTTAATGTGATTTTGTCAATAACATCAGCACTAATATTTTTAATCCAGCCATTATTTTCAATAATTGACTTAATTAATTCTTCCATAAAATAAACCTCCAATTAACTAATAAACAACAAGATGATTAAAATATCAAACAACATATATTATACTGTAGTCGGTGGGGTGTTAATTGCCCCCTGACATGGGCATCCTTTCTTCCCCACTTGCTACAGTTCCCGAAAGGGATTAATATTTTCATCTAATATAATAATTATAACACAACTTTAGAAAACGAAAGAAAAATGGAAATAAAAGATAGATTAAAATTAATAATAAAAGACAAAGGTATTTCACAAACTGAATTATCTAAACTTTTAGAGTTCAGCGAAGGTGGAATATCAAAATATTTTTCTGGAAAAGAAAATCCGGGCAGAAAGTTTTTAACCCTTCTACAAGAAAAATTAAACGTATCCTCTGACTGGCTTTTAACAGGCAAAGGCTCAAAGTATCTCGGCACACAAGAAAAACCCACCCTAGAACATCCAGAGTGGGTTGACGGTTTAACTGAATCAGAAGCCGAGAAAGTTCAGCAAGTGATTAAGGAAGACAAGATTGCGATGCTTTTGTTCCTCGACACTTTCGGCGGGGATGCAAGCAGCCTCGAAGCTTTTAATAATTACATGAAGACTCGATACGGCACTAAACTCCCTGTTAAATAATTCATTTTTCATTAATATACTCCTTGTATTCTGCGTACAAGTTTTTAAAAAAAGATTTGTCGGCAATGTGATAATATATTTTACAAAGTTTACACTATACTAACCGCTGTTTTTTAGGTTTTTTACCTGTCATTGTTTTTAATCAACTCCGCAATTAAAGAAAGCCTGATGCCTTGCGTGTCCTCTGTTAAATTATAATCTCTAACGAGGATGTCAAACGGACAATTGAGATACCAGTCGGTTATGTATTTGATGTAATTTGTTTGGAATTGCATTTTAACTTATACTGCTATAGTCAAAAAAACTACTCCAAACGGTAGATTGTTTCTTTTTGGGCTTATTTTTCTTTTCAATCCAGTCCCTAGATGTTTTTGCCTTTTTTAAAGATGCTTTTGTGTATTCCTTGTTTTTAGGCATCTTTTGATAGGTTATTTCTAATAGAATAGGTGCAAATTTTTCATATAAAGCAGTATTTTCTTTTATTCTGCTTAGTAAATATTCATAACACTCTCCAGAGCTATTCTCTAATAATTCATATACTTGTTTTTCTATTTTTAAAGAGCCATATATATAAGCATTACTTCCTTGTAAACCTTCAAGTGCTTGGTCTATTTCAAGTTTTTTCTTAAATGTTAAATCCCCTTGATAATTTGAATACATATTGCTAAATGAAAACATTTATAATCTCCTCTCTTTATTAACTATTACACCTTAATTATACCATACATCACCAATCCATAGTAAAAAGCGGATAAAAAAAGCAGGGATTTTTCACCCTGCTTAATTAAATTGAAATAACACTTTTTCTTATTTCACTCTATATATGGAGTAAAACACAAATTTACTCTATGCTTCCAGTTTCTCAATCTGTCCGCTTAAATAATCTCTGAACGCTTTTAACGCACCCACGCCTATTTTAAAGCACTCATCATCAAGGCTATTCTCCGAATCTTTGATTTTTTCTTTTAGTTTAAATAATGAATCAATTGCAGGGCTTGAGAATTTTGCCAAGTTTTCATAAAGCTTTGTTACTCTGCTTGGAACTTCTCTTCTGAATAAAGCCTCGATAAATGGCTCAAGTAGCTTGTAAACAATGCATGCTGTTTTCCAGTCAATAAAAAATCTCATAATTTTCCTTTCTTAAATTTTCCATAAAATAAAACCAATAATTAAGACTAATAAGCCAAAAAGGGCTAATGTATTTATAATAAAATCAATCATTACAACACCTGAAAATCATTTCCTATCTGCTTTTTATCCCACCCGATATGAACAAATTTTTCTTTTTTGTGATATTCAACTTCATTGAAAAGACCTGACAGACAAGCTTCTTTGTATAATTCTTCGCAATTTATGCAAGTTACATCAGCAGCGGTGGCTTTCTTTGTTTCGCATTCATGTAGACTTGTGGGAACTCCGCCAACATCTTTATTGTGTTTGATACATCTACCAATACAATTTACCGTTATTGGTTTGTTTAAATGTAATCTAAAAGCCTCTAATCTAACAAGAAAATCATCATCTACGTTATATCTACCGCAACCACAGCGACAAGTTCCCTCTTCTTTAGTGAAATGACTTATTTTAACTGTAATGTTTGTCATAATCTAAGCCTCTTTAATTATATGGTCATAAATCTTGTCTATTTTGTCCTTCATATCATTAACTTGCCCCTTGAACTCATTAAATAACTGCAAAGTAACAAATTTTTGTTCAACTTTATCCAATAAATCAGCTTTTGCTTTTTCTAGCTCTTCAGGCTTTATAAATTGCCTTGTTTGATTAAAAAATAAAATTACCGCCAAGATGACGGCTGCATAAGGTGCGTAAGATTCCATTACATAAAACCCTTTCATAAAAAACTACAGCAAATTTTGATGTTCCTACAAAATGAACATCAAAAAATATTGTGGTATAATTAAGTTTGAGGTAATTAAAAATGAATTTTAAATTAAACGATAAAGTAAATATTTTAGTTAACGGCAAAAAAAGAGCCGAAACTACTGTAATTAAAATAACTCCAACAGGATTGATTAAAACCGATTACGATAAATCCTTTTACTATCAGGACGGAAGCAAAAAAGACGGGCGGTCTGGTTATTGTAGTTACGTTTATTCAATAGAATTAATTTGAGGCTATTTGTTGCCATTTTAAGACACGTTTAAATAAATTATAAACAATTCACCGTCCTTGCATTAAAACTTTCAAAAATGGGATTCCTGTGGCTTCTATAATTACCTGAATAACTAAGGCATTTCTTTTTTATTTCAGATAGGTTAATTATTTCGTTTAAATTGACTTTTTCTGTTGTTTTGTCTTTTTCGTATTTTTCTAAAAGTTTATTAGTTTCCTCTTTTGGAATTTCGGGAGCTTCTGCAACGTAAAAAGAATTTTTAAAAGGTTTTTTAAATTCTTTCTTAACTATTGTTTCTTTGTGGCTCAAATTGACACCCTTAAAAGTATCAATTTGAACTATGGTTGGTGTCAATTTGTCTGTAAAAGTATAATTTAAAGTATCTGTTTTTTCGTTTTTCTCTGCTTTAATAATTTCTAAAGTTCTTAAGTCTTTGATTGCTCTTTTAACACTAGCAAGACTAATTCCTAGCTGTTTAGCGAGGGTGCTTTGGCTTGGGTAGATATTTGGTAATCTGTCAACTAAAGCAATTAAAACTAATTTACTGGTAGCGGATAAATCATAATTGTTTAAATTCCGCAAAACTTCACGCAATAACTCGAATTGTGTCATTTCCTTAATCCTCTCAAAATATTTTACAAATAGGTATTGCAAAATCTCCGAAAGATGCTAGAATTAATTTGAGATTTAATAGAGCGGTTTCTTTCGGGAAGCTGCTTTTTTATTTGCATTTATTCTAAGGGGCATGGTATATTTTTGTCAATAGGTAACAATTTGATAACAAATAGTTGATAAATAGGTGGTGATTTGGTGACAAACGAACAAGAAAAAACTTACACTTACAAAGAACTTGCAGGAATTTTAAGAACAGATTACACAGTAGTCAACAAAAAGGTTAAAAAGCATAACCTATTGACCGACCAAATAATGATTAATGGGCGACTAACAAAGATTATAAAAATCAGTCAAGAACAGATTGAAGCCATAAATCAAGAGATTGAATTTTTCAGAAACAAAGGTAATAATCAATTAGGTGACAATTTACCACCAAATAACCAACCATTTGTTAGTGATTCGTCACCAAACGAGCAACCTAAAACACAGATTATAACAAGAGAACAAGCAGATTTTAGTATAAAAATGCTGATTGAAAAATTATCAGAAAGTCATACAAAAGAAGTAACCGCCAAAGATGAAACTATTACAATTCTTAAAGAACAAATAGCCGACCAACGAACTAAAATCCAAGAGCTGACCGACATAATCAATCAGCTCAAGAATAATAAAAGTTGGTGGAAATTTAGTAAGTAAAATAACTATTGCTAACAGTTGAAAGCGTGATTGTTTCTGGATAAATAAAGAAAGTCCCGCTTCCTGCATCTGTTAGTGTAATCAGTCCAGTTGCACCGCCCGCTATTGCGTGTGCTTCGGTATCATATAGAGTGCATTTGTTAGCGTCCGCACCTTCTCTTAAATAATATGTTACAGTATCTTTTGTTAATCCTGTGGGGATTGTTCCAGTAGTGCCAACACGAACGGCATCGCCTGTTGTGAGGCCATGAGTGCATTTAATTACCGAGAGGTCAAGAGGAAGTATTGACAGATCACCCATATAATATATGGCATCATCTTCGCCCCCAACTCCTTCAACGTTAATAACAAACTTATTTGCCTGACCAACAGGAACATTGCATGAAAAAGTTACTTCTTGGTCATTAGTATACCTAGCGTGGAAAATACTTACCGTATCAAGCACTACATCATCCAGCATTATTTGTACATTGCCAGATGTAACCATTGTGCTGCCCCAAGGGGATTTAGATTTAAGCTTAAAACCTCCTATACTTTGCGTAGGGAAGCCAAATGTTATAACATTACGCAATCCTGTAGCTGAAAAATATGTTGCAGAATCGCCGTCCCTTAATTTATACGGATTTGTGCCATAAGTTGCACTTGCTGTGTAACCCGCCGGCAAACTGTTAGAAGTCATATTATTTGTTGAAGCTGTTGCAGAAGTGTTAAAACTCGCCTCTAAAGCCCCCGCATATCCTGCTTGTTTCCACGCTGTGTATTTAGCGGTTTCAGACAAAGCGAATGTCGAGCCGTCAAGAAGTTGTTTATTGCTTGCCCTTGCCAATGTTCCTGCATCTGTTATTAATGAGCCAATCGGAGCGTTTAAACCTTGTATTACTGTCATTTAAAACCACCTGTAAGTATCTGCTGCTGAACTCTTGCAATCTACGGAATCATTAACTGTTTTCATTACATAAGAAGCCGAGCCGTTGAATGTTCCTGATTGCGGTAAAATCGTTACATCGTTTGTTCCTGCTATCCATACAATACGGACATGCACCGCTGTATGTGGTAAAGTAATGATTACCGCCCCGCTTGTTGAATCAACCCAGATTTCCTCAAGGTCTACGATTGTATAATCCGCGGTCTTTGTTTGTGGAGCTGACAATACGGTTTGTTTTCCCGCAATACTCGTAACTAATTCATTAATAGCCGCAACAATTGAAGTTTTTGCCGTAGTTGTCAAGCTTGCCAAATCTGCAACTATAGCGTATAAAGCGTTTACGGAAGTTTTGACATCAGTAAAATTTTGATTATATGATGTCGCTTTGAGCTTTGCCCCTGCGACAGCGGCAATCAAGGTGCCTATTACACTCATTTATATATCCTTTCTGTAAAATTGTACTCAAAATCCCCTTGCTTTGTGGAGGTCAGCCATTGCAAGGGGGGAGAGGGGTTTTTATTGCCCCTCTATTTTTTCTTACGTCTTTTAGATTCTGCTTGTAAAGGCAAGAAATTCTTTAATAATTGCTCTTTTGAACTGAATCCCTTTGGTTTTTTATACATTTCTCTATACGTATAACCGCCGAGAGAAGTATCATAAAGCTCATCAGGTAAAGAACCTTTAAATATTCCAGTAATTGCTTTTTCTGTTTCAGGAGCTAAAGGAATCATATTTCTTGCAAGTCCAAGCGGATAACTTATAGCTTTTTCGCTTGCCGGTAAATCTTCATAATATTTTGATTTTTTATTGAAATATTGCCCACTATAATCATTTCCGTAATTAGGACTTGTTAAAGGTCTATCGTCAAAAATCTTTCTTGCTGTGCTTGAAGTTATAACCTGTTGCAAAATAGGATTTAAACTTGATAGCGGATTATCTCCAACACTTCCAAAAGTTTCAAAAGGAACTGACCTCCGATAATTTAAAACAAGGTCTTTTTTTGTTATATCGCCTTTTAACCCTGTTTTTATTTTTCCTTTTTGATATTCTGGGGTTTTTTCATCTTCCTGTGAAAGTGCAAGTGCTTCATTGAGTTTAGCCGATATATCAGCCCTTAATGGATTTGTTTCAGGCAAAGAAAGAACATATCTTGTTATTGTTCTTGTCCAAGAATAAAAAGGAACAATTTTTCTAACAACACGCCTTTCAATGGCTGTCATATTGGAATAATCCCCGAGCGTATCATCTACAGATTTTGAGATTTGTTCTTGCAGTTCTGGATTATCAAGAGCAGTTTTTAAAAGTTCTTCCTGTGTGGTTATTTTTTGCCCTGTAGTCTTAATATATTGTTTTCCGAGTTTATCAACATTTTTAAGATAAACGGCTTTTCTTTCAAGATTTTCAAAAAACTGGTTAAACTCAAAAGCTTTATCGGTAACTTTATTTATAACTTTGCCAGGTATTCCGACAGAATTTAAAGCATCAATCTTGGCTTTCTGAAATCCTTTTAATGTTGATGTATCTATAAATTCACCACCAACAAGGCGAATAACTGATGGCATTAATCCTTTTCCTGCTGTTTTCCCGATTATGGTTTTTTCAGCTTCATATAATGATTTCGTTTTAAGTTCGTCAGGCATCAGTTCATCAGTAGTTTTTAATGCTTTTGCTAAGTAATCAGGGGTAACACCTTTTAAACTTGCCATTATGCCGTTACCGATACGATTATTTATAAACCATTTCGGGGACAACCCAAGGACTTTCCTTTTAAAAGAGCCTGTTAGTGTATCAAATAAAAGTTCAGTTCCGCCTTTTTCCCACTTACCGCCTGTCAATACGTTAGCAACTTCTTTTGGAATCTGATAAATTTCTTTATTTTTTCCCCTTAAAATGAATTGCTGTATATCATCAGGAAGTTGCCTTATGGATTCATTAACCGCTGATTTAAAAGCAGTATCAACATCATCAAGTTGTTGAAGTTTAGACATTGTCATTTCATTTAAATCAATAGATTTTCTATAAAAACTCATAAAGCCGTCAGGATTAAAAGGAATATAACCGTCTTCAAGATTATCGCCTATTTTGTATGGTTTAGCGAAATTGTCTTTAACTTCGTTAATCATACTTTCAGTATTAACCATTTTAATGCGGTGAGAATCAAGCCTATTCATTAATTCATTGACATTATAAACACGATTTCCATGTTTACTGCCTTCTTCCACATCCATACCGAACTTACGCTGTTTTAATTCTCTTGGTTTATATGATTGAACACTATCGGCAAAGAAATCCCCTGCTTTTAAATTCTCATCATACATAATAGGCATATAGAAAGGCTTTTGCTCGTCAGGCAAATTATGAATATCTTTTAAGGCATCAAACTTTTCAACTTCATTTAATTGGTCAATAGGTTTATTATATTTTATTGACGCATATTGATTTATTGGCAATTGGTTAGCCTGTTCAGGATTTAATAAATCTCTTGAAGTATAAAAACCTTGATTTTCTTGAACTTTGTTTCTGATAAGATTTCTTGCATTTTCAAGCTTATTAGTGCCTTGTGGTATATCAAGAATATCATTCTGCTTTATTTTAGGGAAATTATTATAAATAATAACATCATCGCCTACTTTTAGCCCTTCATAACCCATTGATTTCAAAGCGGTACTGTATTGATTAGGATATTTTGTTTTTAATGCTTTTAAAAATTTAAATGTAGGAACATTAGTATTATTAACATCGCTATATTCAACAAAAATACCTTTTTCATCTTTTCCAACAGCTGGCTTATACTCATCAGCTAAATCAGGAATTTCCTGTTTTTTTACTTTGTATATTGCATCTTGACTGTCTACAAATTTTAACCCTTCTGCATTATCAGTAAAATATTTTTTAGTCCTGCCTGAAATCAAAAATGGGTCTAATTCTATGCCTGAATTTTTAATTTTATCTGTTGGAATAGTGCTATTTTCATCAAGGATTTTTGATAAATCTATTTCTGATTCATACAAATTTTTTCCGTAAGAATTAGCACGATTTTTATTTGATGTAAAATAAATACCATCGCCCCATTCTCTGCCATTTTTAGGAGATTGCAAGGCAAAATCTTTGATGTCCGCATCAGAACCATGATAAAAAACATTATTTTTATTATCTTCTAACGGCAACCCTCTTTCAACTGCTTGAACGATTTGTTTTCCCTCTGCTTCTGAAATATCACCCAACAAAGCATTATTTTCTGAAATAGCTTTATTCCTTTCAGTAATATTCTTTGTCTGATTTTTCATATCAAGAATTTTAGTTAATCGTTTATTTGTTGCTTTCTGCCCTAATAGCCTTGATTCAGGAGATTGACCGATAAAATCCGCAACACCACTTTGTAAAGTATTCAAAGCAGGTTGAGAGTCAACAAAATTAACTACTGATTGAACAGGCTTTGTTTCTGCTATTCTTTGCCCTGCTTGTATTACTAGGTTTGGATTATATTTTAAAGCTTTTTCGGTATTACCTATATTTTTAGCAAATTTTGAAGCCTGTCCTGCTCTGTTTACAGCTCCGATACTTCCAAAAGTAAGAGCGTCAAGAGTTCTATTTAAAGGATGAGCAACAAAAGATTCGCCCAAGCCTTGCCAGTCAGGATGAACATAAGGGAATTGAGAATTAATTACATCTTTATTAGCTTGCCCATAATCCTCTTTTATGCCTGTTTTTAAAGCAGGAAGGATGTTTTTAATAAAATTAGAAGTATTATCAATGTCCTGTTGTTGAATTAAAGGCTCACCCTTAAAAGCTCTTTTCGCTCCCTGTAAAGGAATATTTACAGCACCGCCCACCATTGAAGCTAAACCAGTTGTAATATCTCCTAAATCTTTGCCAAAATTAGCAGGGATAGCAAGAGGGTTTATTTCACGATTAACGAATCTCTGTTTTTTAACTTCAACATTTTCTTGAAGGGGTATTTTATCGAGAACAACAGGGGGGATTATTTTATCAGGATTGTTTTTAGCCCATTCTTGTTCTTTTTGGCTTTGTTCGTCAGGAATATCATCTAAAACTTTTGGCGGTTCATTTGGTATTTCGTCCAAAATTTCAGGAGGTTTTAGCCTTGTCTGTGCCATTTTCCATCAGTTCCTTTAATATATGTAAATCCTTGATATTGTTTTGTTTCAGGCGGTGTTTGCCCTTGTTTTATTTTTTTTGTTTTAGTGCTTATTACGTTTCCGTCTTCATCTCTTGTGTATTCAGTAACAGAATCATATATAGGTTTTTCGGGTTTTTGTTCTGTTGGTTTAAAATAAGGTTTATTAGTATCTCTAACAATTTTATTTGCTTTTAAAGGTGTTAATGTTTTAGATTCGGTTGTTTTTTGTACCGTATAACCAGTTTTTGCAAGCAAATTTTTCAATTTAGGGTCACGCATTAAATTTTCGGTTTCTGTTTTAGCATTTAAATTTTCAGTTGTTGCCCCTGCTTTTTCAATATTTGCTTCAATTAATTCAATTTGAGCATCCGTATAACCTTCTTTTCTTAACATATCTCGTTCTTGAAGCCCAAGTTTTTTATCATCTTGTCCAAGTAAACGATTTTTATAATATTGTGAAAATTTAGCATTTTCGGCATCAATAAACTGTTTAGCATTTTTATCAGATACATAGCCAGTTATGCCAGTTAAATCAACGCCCATTCCTTCAAGCATTTTTCTGTTTTGAGAATCTTCATTCTGACTATTCTTAATATTTGCATAAGTCTTTAAACCAGCAGTAGCCGACATCAAGCCTCCACCGCCTGCCGCCATTCCTAAGCCTGCAACAAGCAAAGCCCTACCGGCAGGAGAGTTAAGAAATCCACCTACTTTTTTAACACCACCAAGTGCAAAATCATCAACTTTATTTGGCGTAGAGTCTACGTAATTTTGAAAGAACCCTTTTTGCTGTTCAGGTTTTTCAGTTCTTAAAACATCTTGTAATACGCTATTTTCTGTTACAGTTGCCTGTTCTGGTTGCTCATTAGAAACATTTTGCAAAACTTGTGGTAAAAACCCTTGTTGTTTTTCAAGATTGGCAATCATTGGACTGCCATAATTTTGATTCTGCCCAATTCCCGATATAGTAGAATCTTGATTATATCCAACTGTTTTGTACAAATTAGCAAGGTTTCTATCACCAAAGTTTAATTTGTTTTCTATGCCAGTTTTTAGGCTGTTATAGTCAGCAGGAACATAAACGCCATTTTGTGGCTGTGCATTTATTCCAAGAGATTTATATAACTCCATTGGATTGAGTCTGGGCTTTTCTTGTTGAATATCTGGAAGAGTTGCAACTTGATAAGGTGTTTTATTTGGATATTTTTTAAACATTATGCACCGCCTCCTGCGTATGCACTGCCGACATCAGAAGCACTACCAAGAGCAGCGGAAATCATAGCAGCTTTGTTTGTTCTGTCGTTCATATAATTTTGATATTGTAACTGTGTCAATAAATTATTAGCCTGATTTTGCATTTGAGCGTTTTGCATATTGAAGTTATTACCCAATTGGAAGCCAGTATTTGCATTGCCAAAATTATTCTGGCTAGTCTGCAATTGGTCAGCTAATCCACCATTTAAAATGTTATAAAGCTGTGAGTTTTTATTGAAATCTTGTAGTTCATAATTCTGTAAATTGCTTGTGAAATTATTGTTAATGGTGTCAAGTTGATTTGCACCAGTCTTGGCCAGTTCATTAGTCATGTAAGGCACTGCTGATGAACCCTGTAAACCTCTGCTTGAAATATTCTGAATTAAACTATCCTGTGCTTTGCCATAATCCTCGTTAAAAGCTTTCATTTGATTGTCTTTTGTGGCATTTGCCATTGTTTGCCATGAGTCTTTCATTTCAAGAGTAGGATTGAACATCTTCTGTTGAATAGAAGGGATTAAGCCCTGTGCCATTTTTTGTTGTTCTTGTTCAAAAGGAGTTAAAAAGCTTTCTTGTTTTTGAACACCACCTGTTAAAGTTGTCTTTCCTCTTAAAACACCGTTATCCCAAACTTCTGAATTAACAGGCTTTGGCGTCTTTACAGGTTGTGGCGCGGGTTCGCTTTTCCCCTTGTAAGCCCTTAAAGGATTTTTAGCCATCCATTTAGTTAATAGTTCGTCTTTCCAGTACATTGACTAATCCCTTTCTATTTTAAATATCAAATCGTTTTCAGTTAATTTAAAGCCGGCTCTGCGAATTGCTAGTTGAGCCGGCTTATTTTCTTTTTGTATTTCTGCGTAAATCTTTTTTATAAACGGGTAATCTTCAAAGGTTGTCTTGACAAGTAATTTAACCGCCTTGACCGTATGAGGATTTTTTCTTTTAGAGAATCCACTCAAATAGCAGGAATCATCACCCCATTTGTCGAGGTATAAAGCCCCGATAAATTCGTTGTCGTATGTGACAACAAAGAAATGACCATGACAGGCAGAAATCTTATCAATTAACCTGTCATAGCAAGGGAAGAATTTTTTAACATCATTAGTTAAAAATAACGCCTCTATTTCTGAAAAATAAGGCGTGTTGTTGTCGAAAAGTGTTATTAGTTTAAGCATATATAGCCTTTTGTGGTATAATTACTTATAGGAGGTGAAATAAATGATTAAATCTTATATAATTGAGTGTGATTTCTGTAAAACAATCTTTGAGCATGAGTACAGCCATGAATGCTCCGCTGCTTGCAATTACAGATATAATGGCTTTGATTGCCATTCTCAAAAACATTTTTGCGAAAGTTGCGAAGATGAAGCTAAAATTTATCTTGATAGCACAATTGCGGAAACTAATGAAAACTTTCATGGAAAGGCATTAATAAGAACCTCGCTAGGTTTAAATTCTTATAAAGAAATAATTCCAGAATTATCGTTTTTATAGGCACGAGGTGAATTAAAATGTTTAAAAAAGCATTTGATATGTTGTCAGGTTGCAATCCGCTAAGTTATAAAGAAAAACCAAAAGTTTATCTTGGGGCAGCTCTTTTAAAAGAAGCAGAGAAACTTGAACAACAATTAAGGGAGAAACCAATAGAACACTTAACTTTGACGGACTTGCATTTTTTACAACTTAGAGAAAGTTCAGAAACAGTTGAAGTTAAACCTTAACTTTAATTCTCTGAAATTCTAATCTTTCAATCTCAAAATTTTGCCCTGCATCCCTGCAAATTAGTTCTATTTGTATTGTTTTAAACTTTAAACTTGGTTTTGTTATTTTCATATTGTTGACTTTTAAATCATCAAAAGTGTTGCCATAAGTTTCCAAATCATCGGCAAAAATACCGCCATAAGTTTCCAAATCATCGGCAAAAATGAAGGTATCGCCAAAACTTTCGGATATTTGATATTCAAGAAAATTTGAGGGGTCGCCATCAAAAATATATCTAATATAAAAATCGTTCTGGCTTCCTGCCTTGAATATCGTTGTAATATCTTTTTTTATTTTCTTAAACTGTGCGCCAGAGCCAAAATCAAGAGTTGCTAATCTTGCCGATGCCGTTATCGTTGCACCGTCAAAATCATCCCCGATATTTTCCTGAATAAGTTTTCCGTCATCCCCTGCTGAATAAATAAGTCCATTTACTACAGCGAGATAGTTAATAGGCTGTTGTATTCTCTGATACCATTCGCCTATAGTAAAATCATAAATCCAAATAACTGAATTGTCGGGATAGTCTGTGTACCGTGCGTGAAACCACAGCTGATTAAGTCCGCTGTCTGCCATAGAGATTAATTGAACATCTGCAAGCTTTGTTTTATCTATATATTTGAATCTATCTTCTATGTGAAGGCTGATTTTATTACCTAAACGCTTTTGTCCTGCATCGTTGTACTCAATAGGATAAATGCCTGTACCGTCAAAGAACCATACTTTAGTGTCGTGGTAACATATTGATTTATGGCTAACAGTAGAAGCACCTCCAATAGAAGCAAAGGAATAATTTGTTGTTCCTGAACCTGTCATAAAATCACAAAAACTATCACCTATAGCAATAATCCCTGTAGAGAATCCATAAACTGCGGTAACAGTTCCGAAATAATCTTTATAAAATGCCCCTGCATCTCCTATTGAATCCCATACAAGTTCATTACCGTTCTCGCAAGAACACATGCCGTATTGAGAACTCATAAACAGCCTGTTGTCATAAATAAATAAGCCTAAACCTCGGGGTACTCTCGAAAGCGCATCAGTTGTATCAATGTTTACTCTTTCAGGTGTTGCGCCTATTTCTATTGTTACAGGAGCATCAACGCCATTAGTAAAAAAGAATTTTTCTTTAAAATCTATGCCGTTGCAATTTGTCGCTGTTACTGTGAATCCGTCTGCTTTTTCTTCAAAAGTTGTGCCGTTCCAGAGATACAAAACACATTCTGTTGCTTCTTCCATATAAACAAAGGTGTATTTAACGCCGTTCTGGACGCTCTCAAATACACCTTTCGTTTTGGTTGAATCAATATGCCCTAATTCCTGATTGCCTAGCATCCTGCGTGTTCCGTAGCCGTCATCTTGGCTTGCAAAGCTTTCAAAATTATAGCCATAAGAGAATGTGCCAGTTACAGCATCATTATAGCGAATACCGCCAAATTTCTTTAGCGTTGAAACAGGAATTATTTGAGTTGTCATTTTTATGTAAACCTCGGAGCTGTTGAACTTTTAGACGATTCAATTTTTAAAAGCTTTAAAGCTATGCTGTAATTGTTTAAGGCGTGCTGATAGAGTTCGTCATTTACATCAGCAATCCTTAAAATAATGGTTTTATAGCCAAGTGCTGCAAGATATAAACTTTCTATATCCGCAGGAATATTTAAAACATCGGTTTCTAAAACCAAAGTGTCTTGCTCTGTGCCACCTGATGATTTTGCTTTATTATTGGTAAAAGTTTTTGTAGTTATGGTATAAGCCGCATCAGGAGTTGGATATAGATTAAGCTTTTGATTTTCCAAGAAATAATAATACGGAAGTCCTGAACTAACAGGCAAAGAGTCAACGTTTGTCGTTTCAGTCATAGGTCTTGTGGCTGTTGAGGCTTTTAACCCTGCCTTTTTAATCTTTCCGTTTGGCATATCATAAGCAGATTGAGCCGCTACAGTTACAAAAGTGCTTGTTCTATCTCTGAAAGAATAATCAGCCTCGCCCCAAATCTCTGCATGTGCTAATTGAATGGTTAAAATCTTTTCCCCTGCGTAATCAGCAAAAGTTGTTTCGGTTTCGGCAAGTTCTGACTGTCCATAAACTTGGTCTAATATTTCTTTAAATGTTTTCATTGTTTTTATATGCCTCGTAAGCGACTTTTATCCTTTGTGCATAGATTTCAACAGTTTCATTGTTATCGTCAAGTTGACAGGAAAGATATGCTTTACCATCATCCGTTATAAAAGCCATAACATTTTCAGGGGTTTCCGAATCGCAATAATGATTGACATTTATTCCAAACTCTTTAAGTCTGTTTTTTATTTTGTCTTTCATAATTAATCAATCTCAAAATGTCTGAATTTAATCCTGTAAGTTCCTTGTTGATGAACTCCACCGTATAATTTGGCTTCAAAGTTCTTTTTTTCATCGTCATTTCTGCCGAATAAACCAATAACCATTTCTCCATTCATGGCTGTTTCTGATTTATTAACTTTATTGAAAACATCATAAATAGCTTGCGCACTAAAAGGTTCTACTTTTTTATAATTGAAATTTTCAACTATAATTTGTTTTTTAGGTTTTTGAGCTTCAATAATATCGTTTTCAGATATTTTTGAATCAACTAAATCCCTAATTACTGATAATTCTTTTGGTGTTGCACTAAGTAACATTTCTTCTAGTTTTTTATCGTTTGCCATTTTTAACCTCCAAATAAAATAAAGAGGGCATATTTCAGCCCTCAATATCTTTTAATTAACTACTAGGAAAGAGTGAATACAGCTTTTACAAGTGCTTTAGGTTGTATAACTTTAGCGTCATACACATAAAGACCTCTAACTGCGGTATCGAATGAGTTTTGAAGTCTTATTTTTTCAACTTCTGTAACTTGTGATGCAAAGGTAATAGCATCATTTGTTCCAGCCATTACGTTAAATGTTCCTGAAACATCAACAAAGTTAGTACAAACAAGTACATCAAGACCGGCAATTCTTCCGATAGAACCTTCTTTTAAAGTTTTATCGCCTGTCTGATTAGCTTGGATAAATTCAGGTGCTTGAATTAAAAGAGCTTCTAAATCTGGATTTATGATAACCCACGGTTTTTGTCCTTTAGAGGTTGCATTAGCTTTTTTAAGAAGTTTTGCAATTCCGACCATATTGGTGTAGAAATTGTCTTTTGTGATTACTGATGTTGAAATTATGTTATCAGCATGAGCATCGGCAACTTTTGAAAGACAATAAGTATCTTTTGCTAAATCAATAGAAACTTTTGCTCTTTCAAGGTAACCACTCATAATGTCGATGTTTGTTTGGGCTTTAGTAATATCGTCAACTTTAAAAGCAAAATACTTTTTCTGACCTATTGTCATTGTTTGCATCGGAGAGGTTAAATCATCATAAGATATTGAGCCCGCATAATCTTTAACATTTACATCCCCAAAAGTTCTAATATGGACTGTATCGCCTGAATTTTTAATTTCGCCTTCATAATTTCTGTTGACGCACTGCATCATAACGCCTGATTTGTCCAACAGAGCTGTTAATTTCTGTGACCAAACTTCTGAAATAAAATTTGATAAATCTTGTGCCATTTTATTTTAATTCCTTTCTATAATTAACTATCTTGTTGGTATAAGGGTTATAACTGCGGTTATTTTAAGAGCTGTAAGAGCTGCGGTCTTGATTTCATAAGCAAGTTGAGCATCAGAAGCACCAACTACAACTTTTGTAGCTGCTGTTCCTAATCTTGGAATACCTGCAACTGTTGCACCTGCTGCGCTTGTCAAAGTTCCAAAACTTGCGATTGCTTCATCAGCAATAAAATTATCAGGTTCGCTTGCAATGTCATCAAAGCCTACCGAGACCGTTGCACTTCCGTCTGAAGCACCAACTGTTTCAACTGCGAAATCTACGTTTAATACATCGTGAAATTTTGGAAGATAAGCGTTTAAAGAATAAACACCTATTGCTAAACCTATTTCAGCGCAATCAATAGCAACTTTAATTGTTTTGATTGAATCTGAACTGGTAATAAGATTTGTTTTTGCGAAATCGGACATAATTTTTTCCTTTCTATTTAATTAATCCTTTGTTTAACTGGTCGAATATTGCGTTTTCGTTTTTTATAAATTGGTCGGGAGTCATAGCCTTAATTTCTGCCCTTGTAAAAGTTTTTGTTCCGCCCTGCGGTCTTTGCCCTGTAATAGTGCTGTTCATCATCGCTTGTTTAGCTGAATCATTTGCTGTGCTTAATTCTGCTTGATTATTTTTAAGTGCAATTGCTTCATCGAACCATCGAGAAACATTTTTAATTCCCTGCTCGTCAAAATCAAAAGCCTCTTTGACTTTGTTGAAAAAGTGGGTTTTTGCAGGGTCTTCTTTAAAACTTGTAGTAATATGTGAATCCCATTTACCGATATCAGCTTTTTTTGCTTCTTTTTGGGCGATATAAGCTTTTTCCTGATTAAGATATTCAAGTTTTCCGCTATATTCAGCTTCAAATTTGCCTTTATCTGCAAGAAATTCTTGAACATCAATAGGGTTCATATAAGCAACGAATGCACTCCAGTCGCCTGTTTTTGTTCCATGGTCAAAAGCCTGTTCAGGTGTGTAATTAAACTTGTAACCTTTTTGAATCTCGCCAGTTTCAGGATTTTCATAATCAACAAAAGCATCAATTTTTGCTAAAGCTTTTTTCTGAATAGAAATATAATCAGCTTGGCAATTTTGAGTTATTTTTGATAAATCCTGCTCAATAACTGCCATTTCTCTTGGTTGATATTGGCTTGCTTCCTGCTCTGCCTTTACCGCTTCGGCTTTGCTGACATAATCAGTTAATTCGTCAGGCGTGTATTCTTTTTCGCCAAGTTTAATTTTTTCTTGTACTGTTACATCTGTAGTTTCTCCTTCAACTGGCTCATTAACCGTTGATTCTGGTATTACTTCTTCCGTTGAAATATCACTTTCAATAGGAGTAGTATTAATTTCAGAGCTTCCAGTCGGCTCAATGTTTGTTTGTTCGATTGTATCCATGATTTGACCTCCAAATTTTCACTAAAAAAAGCCCTTTCAATTGGGCTTAACTTTTCTGCTTTATCTTCTGCGTACTTAAAAACTTCCTTTAGTCCTGATAGATAGTGTATTGCATTTTCAGGAGCATTAATATTTACACTATTGTATATTTTCTGGTGGAAGTGTTGCCGCCATTCCTTGAATATTGGCATCTGGCATAGTTGGTGGAATTTCAGGCATTCCTGTTGTTCCTTGTGTTCCAATCGGTTGACCTCCTATTGGTTGTGGCTGTATTAATAATTTTGTAGGGTTTTCCTGCTCGTAAATAGCACCCCATTGATTAAGTAATTCGGGAACACTTAAAATACCTTGATTTGTTTGCATTGCGTATTGTGCAATCTGTGGAAGTGCTTGTAATGCTTCAAGTCCGTTCATTTTCTTTTCAACAGAGCTTTGGGTATCGCCTATTGTGTAAACATAATTGCCTTGTCTTACAGCATCATCAATTGCACCTATTTGCTCTGCGCCTGTTGCATCTTTGTATTTAATAGGTATTTCTTGGTCTTGATTATTTGCCATCAATTGACCGATTTTTTCAATAACAGTAATAACCGTTTCGGCTAAAATGTCATTGTCAAAACCTTGCGTTGCATCTTGCCCCGCCTGTGTCATCGTTGCTTCTTTTGCAGTTCTTTGCTTTACCGATGTGTTTCCTGTAGAATACTTAAATCTATTTACTGCCTGCTCAAATTTTCCTTCTAACCATTGCAAATACTGCATTGCTATTGGTAATCCAGAAGTTGTATCAATAGGAGTAAGCATTGCATTTGGATTCATACCACCAAAAGCAGGGTCGTATTCAATTATTCCGTTTTCTTCTAGCTTTTGCTCACCACTTAAAGCACCTTTAGGGGCAAGCCAACATCTACGGACTGATAAGCCAACGCCAGTATTAATTTTATTCATTAATTCCGTTGTGGCTTCCGCATAAGAGGCTAAATGATTTAAAAAACTAATCCCTCTGCCTGTGTCTGGGTCTACTTCATAAGGACACCACACAAAAGAACCGATGATATTCGGGTTATACTCAAAACAAGCAACGAATTTTCTGCCAATTATAACGATTTTCATATTAGGGTAAAATTCAGATTTTCCATCTCTGGTAATGCTTATATCTCCCTCATATTGGAGAACTTCAAGCATATTGTCTTTTACGCCTTTTGAATCTTCGGAATCTGTTTTTACGTTTGAATTATCTTTTTTCTTATTATCAACAAGCTCTTTAAGTTTTTCTAAATCTGCTGATTTAAGATATTTTTTAAAGTTTTCATTGTTTGCAATTTCTGAATAAGTTTGCCAGGATTTGTATATTTTCGGGGCATTTTCAAAATCATCAGCTCTTGAAGTATCAAAAACAAAGTTTTCAGGCTCAATACATTTTATGGTTGCCCCGTCATATTTAAGCTGCTTTTGGACTTGCCATTCTTTCATTCCAATATCAAACTGACCAAGAAAAAGTTTAGGAACTTTTCTGCGCTGTAGTTCAAAATCCTGCTTCCAGTTGATATAAAAAATCATTTCGCCTTTTTTACGCCAATTAGAAACGGCTTTTCTGAACTCTTTTTTGGCTTTTGATTTCTTTAAGACATCAAGCAATGCCGCTTTTTGAATATGTGCAAATTTCGCTGACTCAGATTCGCCAAGCTCGTTTTCAAGTTCAACATTAAACATCTGAGAAGGTGTTTTGAATGTGCTGTTATAATCATGAGCTATCGAAGAAATACAGATACTTTTTATAGTTGCATCTTTTAAAGCAAGTTTTTCCTTGAGTTCATTAAAATTAGTGTCGTCTGTTTCTTCAACATCGGGTTTTGAATCAAGAAGTTTTGCAACTTTTTCAATAGATGTAATCTGTGGTTGCCTGTCATCATCCCAAGAATCCCAATCGCCTTTTATTTTTGAAACAATAGTTTCATTATCTTCAGGATTGAATTTGACATCCGTATTTATTTTTTGTGTTGAAATTTCCATTAAATATTTTCCTTAACAAAAGCCCCACCACAAAGGCAGGGCTAAATTATTAATGTTTTTAAATTATGCGTCTGCGGTCATTTGTCCAGCTGTTTTCATTGATGCAATAAGAGTATTAAAGTCTATTGCTAAGGCTGAAAGTGTTGCACCGGCAAAGGCTGCTTGGTTTGCAACTTTTGCTGCGCCTGATAAATAGGCTTCATCACAAGCCGTACCGTTAAGTTTTAAAGCTGTAATATCAAGAGTATTTATTTTACTGTTAGCATCAAGTACTACGGCTTTGCTTGCTGCTGCTGTTCCTGCTGTTACTCCGTCAATAAAACCAAGTTCTGCTGCTGATATTCCTGCTATTTGTGTTATTGCCGCATCAACTCTATCAACTAAAGTATTTAATGACTGCGGAGAGCCTGCAACTAATCCTGCTTTTGAAATTGTCATAATTTTTTAAATCCTTTCTTTTATCTTTGTTTTTTCCATTGTTCTAGTGTTGTTGGCTGTTTTTCGGGATGTTCTGGATATATTCTTTTTACAGGGAAATAGAAATAAGCCATATAAGAAGCCGCATCGAATGGATGGGCTAAGTATTTTAGTTTAGGATTTTTCTCTATCTGTAAAATAGTTGCTTCTTTGAACTTATTTGACCCTGCAACTTTTTTAAGGTTTTCGCAGTTATAAATTAGCCATTCGCAATTAGGACTTATATAAATACCTACTTCGTTTTTATTATTCCTGATTAACTGATTCCAAGATGCCACCCTTAAATGTCTGTCAGGGTTAAAATAAGGAACTTCGATACTTACATTTTTATATCCGAATTTAGTTAAATAGTTGTACATCTGTACATAATCGGTATATTTGCTATTAGAACGGTCTTGCCTGCCTGAACAATCACCATTTATAATGATTTTACCTTTATGATTAGGGTATCTCTCGCAGAAAATAGCAATATTGTTTTCCGTTTCAGAGTTTTCAATAATGATTTCATCAAAGTAAAATATTTTTGATGCTGTTTTATGCGCCAATAGCCAACTATTAGGATTTTTATTGAAATCGCAAGTTATGTGAACAGGAATATCTGGCAAATAACTAACAGGCTGTACATTGCTTTCTTTGCTAAAAACCCATTCGCCATTTTGAAATATGCAGTCATTAACGAATTTTTGTACTACATTTCCTGCTCCGCCATCCCCCGCCTCGCAACAATATTCTTGCAACCATGTTAATTCATCAAAACAATTGTCTTTTACTGAATCAATCCATGCTTGCCGTTCTTCCTGTGTTGTTTTTCGTTTATAAATCTTGTCAACAATGCCATCATCAACGGCATCATAGATTGTAGTTTTATGCAAAGACCAATCTTTTTTGCCTGTTTTTACATCATTGCAAAATCTATAAAATAAAGAATCAATGCCGTTATGAGTTGAAAGAATCCTTAAAGGAAATCCCCAAGTAATACAAGGCAAAGCGGCTTTCCATAACTCCTCTGGGTTTTCGTGGTGTCCAAATTCATCAAGAATAACCTTTCCTCCTTTTGACCTAAACTGTGTCGGATTAGAAGAAAGTGCATTTATCCTTGTGCCGTTAGTAAACTCAATAGTAAAAGCTTTTACATCCCTTTCTCTATCAATAACTATTTCGCCTAATGCTCTTGCCCCTGCATCAAAAACTTTTGCGTATTTTTCACAATAAAGTATGTATTCTCTGGCTGCTGTCATATCAGCAGAGGAAAACCAAACATCAGGAACGGCTTTATCTATACAATCCCTTACATCTTCATAAGCTTGTACATAAGATGCCCCTATTCGTCTTGACTTTTCCCATATCTTTATTTTAGAATTATCGTTAAGCCAATTTTGTTGATAATTCAAAAAATACTTGCTCATTATTCAAATCCAAACTCTTTCGATATTTGCTTTCTCTGTTCAGGAGTTAATGGGGAAGGTTTCAAGGCTAAATTATTATCAACCTCTGTCTTGTTTTTGTATTTATAGTTATTTATCAAATCAAATATTAATCCGCCTGTCGGAGTTCCTATTGTGTTAAGCCTTTCGACTTTATCTGCAAGAATCTCAAGTTTAGTTTTCTTGACAAGTTCATAATAATCGTCTTTTTTGGCATAATTAAGCAGAGTATCTCTATCGCATTCAAGAAAACAGCATAATCTTTCAATAGTTGCAGGTTTCTTTTTTTCTTCGATATAAGCCCAAAAAGCAGCAATCTTTTTCTGCATGTCGCTTGGTTTATTAAATTTTGGGGGTTGTCCACGATTTGCCATTTTGTTTTCCTTTTTTGTACGTCTTATAAGATTTATTATGTAAAAACGCTTTAATTCTAATTTTTAGGTACAAAACATAAGGGACAAGAATTAACTTGCCCTTAAATTGCTTCCTATGAGTTATGATTTCCAAAAGTTTCTGATTTTATGAAGTTATGGAAATGTATTTAAAAACTTGTTTTGGATTTTACGAAATTACTTT